TATAGCCCCTAAACGGCGGCCTTCTTCAGTAATCTTGTCCAATAGAGCCAATAGTGTCTGACTAGGCTCTTTATAGGGTAATGGTAGGATATTCTCGCGTATTGACCCACTAGGTACGTCCACGTCACGGAATTCGCCCGGCCCGATGGGGGTATCGTCCCCTTTTACCCGCAATCCGCGTGATTTTAAGCCACCGGGTAGGTTAGAAAGGGTGCCTGCGTCAACTAATTGACGGATTATGGAGGTTCCTGCGCGTGCATAGCCTCCAATAATGTGAATTAAACCAAGACCATAGAAGCCAAAGCCCGGAACATACACATAATGGACAAAATGTTGACGTTTAAGCTTCAACGGATCGTCAGGGTTCCAATTTCTACGTACTGCCAGCACTGTTCCAGTGCCTTGTTCTATAGTTACCACGTAAGGCAGGGCAATTTGTAGAGCTTCCCCCTCTTTTCTGTCTTCTCCACGGGCTAATCCCATACCACGGGGGCGTTCCCGCTCCGGCTGGTCTATCTCATCAAGGATTAAATCGGCGTGAACCTCGTATAAGGTATAGCGGTTATCATCCGTTATGGAAAAACCGCTCTCCCTAGCCTTCTGTTCTTCAATATCGGTAGTAAAACTAACTGGCTCACCTAGTTCTACGTTCCTGTAGAACCCTGCGTCTTGCAGTTTGGTCACATCATTCTTAGTTTTACGCATTATGTGTGTAACACGCTCTGCGGTTTCTAAGTTAGATGCTCCGTAAGGTACAACCATGTCCTCGGCAGGTATGTATAGAGCTACCTGACGGTCTAAATTAGGATCGAAGTACACTTTTTTAAAGGCTGAACCGGCTAATCCTAAGCTATAGAGCATGCGCTCGTGCTCAGGCCGGTACTCTGACATCACGTCTGTCAGCTCGTAGTTCATGTCTGTTTGAACACGCAAGGCTGCGTCTTCTTTTTCCCGCGTTATCTCGCCTAGAATCTGTGTTTTAACGGGGCCAGCCGCTGGGAACGTCTCGCTCATGGCTTCAGCTTGGAAACGAATGGCTGCTTCTGCTAGAACCGTGCTATATACACCACAAGCATCTTGCCAAGGCTCAGTACGGTTCTCATAGTTAAACCCCAATACCTGCATGCCTTTGACGTAAGTATCCGTCCACTCTCTACGGCTTTGGGTATCTGCTTCTACTTCCGCAACTAGCTCTGAGGACAACTCAGTGAGCTGGCCGTCATCCATGTACTCTGCAAGGTTGGCATCGAACGGCGCGTTCTCAATATCATCATCCACTCGGTCAGACACTAGCGTTATCTCAACACTGCCGTCTTCCATCATGTTTATATCAGGCGCTTCAATCTCAATCTCCAGAGCTTCCTCTAACCCAACTCCTTCGGTGCCTTCCGGCATGCTGTATAAACTACGCTCGATTGCCATTACTTAATCCTCAATTGCGGCCCATTTGTCAAGAGGGCACCGTTGCCCCATTATCCATACTTTAGCTGGCATAAAACACCCGCACTCTTTACAAACTTGCAACGCTTTGATAAGCCGAGGGCATTCATTACAAGTAGCTAGTCTATCTACGACTGCTTGTTGACTAGCACCTATTTTGACCTCCACTTAATAGTACCCTCCACCACGATACCCTTTAAAGAATTTCTGATCTTCCGGCTCGTCTGTGGGGAGAGTTATAAACCCCCCTTGCCTAAACCGCATAAGAGCCATAACTGTGGAGTCAACTAAGTCATCATGGGACATAAAAGGAAACCCCGCAACTTCTTCAACTAGCTCTTCAGCCCACCGTGTTTGAGGAACCCACACCAAACCAGAACTTATAATATCCGCTACAGAATTCAAACGTGCTGTCTTATCCCCACTACCTCGGTGCGGAGTATACTCTTGCACCATCATCCCTGTCCTACGCAATTCTTGGTAGAGTGGTGTTCCGTTACTTTTCTTCTCCACAATAAACGCATCGGGCTGCCACTCGTCATATTCTTGTTGGGCTAGCTTCTTAAGTTCTGGGAACTCCACACGTTTCTTAATCGAGTTAAGAAGGATAATACAGTAACAGTTCTCTTCCTCGTTTTTAAATACTCCCCATGTGGTTAGGGCTGTATAGTCTGCACGGTTATGAGATTCAGCCGCCGCATCAAGTGACATGATCAAGTACTCACATTCAGGAGGTTTCTCTTTAGTCCACTCTTGCCACCACTCTCGCTTTACTATTGCTGCTTCTTCAGCGGTAGGGTTCTGTTGATACTGTGCGTTCCATTGGAACAACGGCATTGAGGCTTTGGTCTGTTGTAGCGCACGTAGGTTAAAAAACTCAGGCCATAGTGGTTTTTCTACAATCCCCGTTGGGTTCTCTTCTGTCTTGTCCTCAGTCGCTACTTCCAGCAGCGCTGGAAACTCTACAATGTTGTATTGGTCTGCTTGATCATTCTGCGACATGTCCCGAACTACTCGTCCGGTCAAGTCATCCATGTGCCACCGTGTCTGTACAATAGCCACTCGGCCACCGGGCATCAGTCGTGTACGCGCCCCGAACGTAAACCATTCGTAAGCCTTATCAAAAACGTCAAAGTTCCCACTAAGCACGTCTTGTTCTGAATGGGGGTCGTCCACCAACAGTAAGTGGGCACCACGACCCGCGATAGAAGAACCTATTCCACAAGCGTAGTACTCCCCGCCCATGTTTGTATTCCACCGTCCCGCCGACTTACTGTCGATAGCGAGGGCCACATTAGGGAAAACAGACTTGTAGTTGTTCGTCCCAATCAAGTTTCGTACCTTACGCCCAAAGTCTACCGCTAGGTCTGTGGTATGAGACACCATCATTACTTTCTTATCTGGGTTTCTACCCAAAAACCATGCGGGGAAGTATATGGAAACTAACTGGGATTTGCCGTGACGGGGAGGTATATTGACGCAAACCCTGTCTTTCCCTGTCTCCGATATTTCTTCCCCGCTCTGGTCGTACTCTTTGCCCTGCTCAATCTCCATCAGGAGGTCAGCAAGAATTCTGTGGTGCTTACCTACTATATAGTCTGGTTGCATGAGTTTACAAAACTCAATCAAATCTCTATGAGCGGCTTCAGCGCGTTGGCGTGTCGTTAGCTCATCTACTATCTTATAGACTTCTTCTTGTTCTTCAGCGGAGTAGCTATCCAGATTTTTAAGTAGTAAGTCAATCTCCTCAGCAGAAAAGTCCGCAGGAGGCGGGCGCACATTCAAATCAGTGTCGATAGCAGAGCTAGGCATCTGCTACTTCGTAGACCCCATCCGCGTTCTGTTTCAAAACTTCTAGCTTCTTCCTCAGCTTTTCACGTAGCTCATCGGCATTCTGGTGGGTCACGGTGATTTCTTTGCGTTCTGTAAATAGCCCTACGTCTGTCATCTTCCCCAGACTAATTAGTGCCTGCATACGAATTCGGGCTTCGGGGTTTTCAGTCTCTAGGATAAGTTTGTTAACCACAGTGTTGCGTATCTCTGCCGCGTGGGTAGCGATGAGCTGTCCGAACTCTTTAAGAATGGCATCGGTCTGTACTAGGGATGCGGGGGTCATTGCGGAAACGCGGCTATTGGTTACCGCTTTAGAAGTCTTCTCTACGTCTTGCGCGTAAGAAGTAAGTAGCCTAGCAGCTACATCGTTGTCTTCGTCAGAAGGTTCGACTACTAACCCGTGGGTTTCTAGTTCTCTAATGGTATTACACGCCGCTTCCGCCCGTGCACGCAAATCCATATAGGACAAGTGTTCGGGAATCTCGATACCAAACTCAGGATCAATAGCTAATGCCATTTGAAGCTGTACCTTCTGCGCAGACTATTATGTCGTTTTGTGAATTATAGTGACAAAAAATATTTTTGCAACCACATGTTGGGACTCCAAGGGGGGTCTATGTCCATATATAGGGGGGTGGGGGTCTAGCTAGCCACGTTTATATAAAGAGGGGGTGGGGTACGTCTTCGGACTCTTCGATAGGGGGGAAGTGTCCTTATATGACTTAAGCACACAAGTTTAGTCTAAGTAGGTGGAACGGACTTGGAAACCAAATTTATTTGGGCGTATTAGTATTATACAAGAGGCCATGCCCCGAATGCTGTGAGCGGCCGTCCCCCCCTCCCCTACCCCTATCGCCTAGGGCTGATATTTATTTTAGGGCCACGTCGAAAATAAACTCCAACAAAATCAATCACTTACGATGGCCATTGACAGACAAACGAGTTTGTGAGACTATTATTGGGCTTTCAGAGGAAAGCGATTTAAATTCTTTTAATCTTACTTAAGGAAATATGTATATGAGTTATTCAAAAGGTACAATTAAGTTATTAAATTCTGAGATGGCAGCGTCTCAGGCAGCTTCAGAGGCTACCGACCTAGCAGTCGAGGCACTCAGAGGCGATGGTGTTACAGCTGATATGCTCCGTAAGGATTACGCCGTAGATGAAGGCCAAACTGGAAACTATCAGCAGTGCCGCGACGTAGCAGCTAAGTGGTTCAGTGCTACACATCCTGACTATAAGTGCGAGATGCTGATGGTCACCGATACCACGACACTGAGCGATGTTCAGAAAAAGCAGAAAGCGGCGATCCAAACGCATCAGAGCCACACTGTCACCAGATGGCGTAAGGCACTGGCACGGGATGAGATATCCCTGCTAGCTGATGACAGCCGCCCCCCTCAAAATGGCGCAATATGGGAGCACAAGAAAGCTGCCAAGTTTATAGCTGAAGCCGATATATTCAAGAATAGGAAAGTCGATCTGCTGAATAACGGTTATGACATCGTTGTAGTTCAGAAGCTGCTGACTCAAGTAGCACAGATATTGCTCACAGCAAAAGCTAAGTAGTTTAATCCACGGGGGTCTAGCAAGCCCCCACACTATAAGGAATATGTATATGAGTTTACACTGCCCAACTTGCAACAATCCAGAAGATCACCCCACCCTAGAGGGTAAAGTAATAATTAATGCCTACAAAGTGCATGACGGTAAAGGGTGGTTATCCCAGTGCTTTTTTTGCGCAGGATACTACAACTCTGATTTAACTGAGCGGCCACTAGCGGAAGGCTCACGATACCCAGTTGAGTATGATGGTCGCAAAGGCTGGTTTTATTAGCCGGAAGGGGAGAAGAGGGGAGCCGAAAGGTTCCCCTTTTTTTGTGCCTAGGTATCTCAGGATACCTTCGATACCAGTACCTGTGTAGCGTGCCGCGTCAGCAAAACTCAATTCCCCTAGGCTAACCAGCGATCGCATGGCTGTTATTAATTTTAGGGCCACCTCGAAAACTATTATCAGGACACAAACTCGTTTGCCTACGATAGCCCAATGTTCGCTAATGTTCCATTTTGTAAAAACGTAAAAAGAACATTTTCGGTTATTTAGTATTTAGTATGTTACTGATTTATATATATATTATTATTATTTATTTTTATTTTATACCAATGTTCCAAATGTTCCCTATGTTCCATCACTTTAGCGATCCTGTGATTTACTCAGAGACTCAAAGCATTTCATCTCTTCGGGATAGGCTTATCCCTAAAAACACCGGAGGACTCTCTCAAAAGGGAACATTTGGAACACGGGAACATCCCGCGTGGCACTAAGGCTAGCCATGTTCCATTTCGAAAAACCCGATGGAACATTAGCGAACATATGCTTGACTTACACAAACAAGTTTGCTATATGCTTGACTTACACAAACAAGTTTGCTATAATGGTATTTCTAGTGGAGATTCTGCTGGAAGAAGTAGTTAAAAGAATAGCACAAGGACGTGCGCCATAAATTTTAGGGGCGGCCCTAAAATAAATATCAACCCTAAATAGGAGAACTACATGACTAAGTGTACTAAATGCGGCAAACCCTATTCACCTGCCCGCAGGTTGTTGGGCATCACAGTATGTTTGCTATGCGGCGAGTCAGAAGCACGCGCCGTTAAGCATACGGTAGCACCCCTAAACAAAAGCAACTATATGCTTATGTCGCGGGAAGACCTAAAGCAGTTAAACCCTAAACGCACCACATAAATTGGAGCTAGATAATGAAAAAGCCACTTAATCCGCACAAAAAAGGAACATTCGCTTATCAGCAATTTAACACCATTTTGGGCTATATATTCAATGGCGAACAACGCCCTAATCTTAAAAATCTAACTACTCGGCGCGATGTATTAGAAGCGAGAGCTAATGATATCAATACTAATTGGAAGGCCGCTCAGGGATTAGACTTTGAAGCAGGGATATATTCAGCAGTTATAGAGCTGAACTAGGAGAACGATATGAGCAAGCAACGCGAAGAATTACGCAAGCAGTTCAAGATCGACGACCCTGACGATATGCACGCATGGTCGAAAGCAAAGCCGTGGTGGCTACGCCCCCTGCAAGTACTGGGGTTTGTAGCTACGGGTATCGGGCTAACACTATGCCTTTACTACGCAACACTAATTTTATTCTTACTTTAGGAGAACGACGATGGATAAGCAAGAGCTAGTAGACGCGGTTATCGAAGAGATGAAGCGCGACATAAGTAACAACGACTGGATGGCGATTGATGAGTTGTTGTACCACCACGTAGACACCGAAAGGCTAGAGGCATTCCTGCCGGAGAA